TGCCCGTGGAGCGTTCCTCCCAGCGGTCACGCTCAACCGTGAAGGCGAACGAGTTGCCCGTGACGTCGCCCCGCTGGATCGCCTCGTACACGTCGCGGCGGGAATCGGGAAGTGATGGCACCCGGTAGTGCAGTCCGTCTTCTTTGATCTCAAGCTCAAGCGTCCCCGCCTTGGCCCGACCGAGAATGAAATTGGGGTCGTGGTTGTAAAGCGCCCGGATGTCGGACACGAGCACGGCCTCGTCAAAGGCTCCGGGCTCGATCACCTCGGTGAAGCCGCCCAGGTCCTCGGACTCCGAGCCAAACCGCGCCGTCACGCCAGAGATCGCCATGATTCCGGCTTCGTCTCTTGCTTCGATCCCGTCGATGGGAATAAATCGCCGTTCCATGTTGGTCTCCTTTAGTCCGGCACAATCTCGCACTGACACCCACGATGAAGCGGCGGGTGCATGATCTTTTGACTAATCCGAAGCGGTGACGCGCCTTCGGGGCTTAGTGTCGTATTCGGTGCGGCAAAGGGCTCAATGGTTGTCACCACGGTCCCCGAAATCTCGCGGCAAAAGTCGCAGGGGTCCGCATCGGCCACCCAACGAAAACGGGTGATGCCGAGCAGGGCAAGCGTCGTGCGAAGGATCGCGGCACCGGCTCGAACCGTTTCCTCGCTGGCGACATCCTCGGCCCGCTCCTCCTCGAACTGTGTTGCAAGGGCTTCAAGCTTTTCTTGCATCTCTTCGGCGCTGGCTTGCTCGATCATGCGCAGGATCTGGTGCCGCGAGTACCCAGCGTAGCGAGCCGCAAAGGCCTCGATGTAAGACTCAACCCAATTCTGGAGATTCGGCCACACGTCGTCGCCCCCAACCTCGGCGCTCGACATGATCCCAATTTGCCGTTGGTACGCCGCGATCACGGGTCCGATCACGTTCCTTACCCGCTCCTCAAAGCCGGGGCCATAGAAGTCCCGCGCCCACTGCTCCATGGAGCTGGCCCCGCGAAGGTTTACCTCAATGGCCTTCTTGAGCGCACGAGCTTCACCCTTAGCGATGGTCTGCGTTGCGTCACGAATCAGGGGCCGGTAGACGTCCCGCATCTTTCGGCGCTGGTCGGCGCTTCGCTGGGCGTGTTCGCGGCGGTCGAGGACAACTTTTTCAGGATCGTCTCGAAGGGCCCGAAGTGCTCTGGCCGTGTCGGGCTCGTCTGCCTGAGCGATGCCAACCGGAGCCTCAGCCCCCGCCTCCATCATGTTCATAGGCTGAAGGTAGCTGTCGCCACCCTCGATGCTGTTTAGGTCCTCCAAGGCGCGAACGTCGTTGGCCGAGAGCCAACCCCAGTTACGCCCGATGGCGTATGCGTCGTATCGCGTTTTGATGTCACCGCGAAGAAGCCCCTCAAGCGTATGCCGGATGTAATAGCCCTGCGCCCGCTCTTGCTCCGTAAGCAAGGACATGGCCATTCGTTGCTCAAGAATCACGGCCCACGGGCGAAGCGAATGGACCACAAACTCGATGGCCTGGTGCTCGATGTTCGAGAATGTGGCGCGTGACAGGTCCCGGAGCATATGCGGCGGCAGGTTTAACGCCCGCGCGGCTTCCTGAATCTGGAACTGCCGGGTCTCGATAAACTGCGACGCCTCGGGTGGCACGGAGATGGGCTCGAACTTCATGCCCTCTTCAAGGATCGCGACTTGATGCGAACGCGAGAGGCCCGAATACTTGTCACGCCATGTTTCCTTGAGGCGCTGCTGCGCTCCTTCGGACAGCGTGCCCGCGTGCATGAGCACCCCGGAAAGATTCGTCCCGTTGCCGTAGAACGAGGCCCCGAACTTCTCCGTGGCGAGGCTGATGCCGATGGTCTCGCGAAGCCGCTTCACCATCGAGTCGCCGAGAAGACCGCGCACGTTGAAGGCGCGAAGGTGAAGGACCTTGTCGGCTGGAAGCACGGCGACGGTTTGGCGGTCGGTGGTGTCGTCCAGTCCCGTAGTCGAGACCTGATAGTATAGCTCAGTGTCGAGCCCACGCTTTAGCTCAACCCGCCACCACGAAAGCGGCCAAACCTGACGAACCCGCCCGGCCCCATCGCGCACAACCTCGTTGTACGAATTGCCCGCAAGGATCAACGACGCGAGCATCTGCGAACGCCACTCCTGCGCGGTCTGTTCCGGGTTTGGGTTGGAGTAAAGCACCCGATCAACCGGATGGTCCCGCACGACTTCGCGTTGGCCATCTGGCCTCATACGGTAGACGTGCAGGGGAACGGTCGAAAGAGATTCCGAGATCAGCCGCACCCCGGCCCAGATGGCCGAGGATGAAATCGCGGTGTGCTCGTCAACGTGGACGCCCGACTGGGTGGGCTCGGCTCCAAAGGCCCGAAGCATCCACCGGTCGGGGTTACTCGGGGAAACCGAGCGTCGGATTAGATCAGTCAGAACGCCCACGTTCCTCCCCGTCAACGGTTGCCACGACGTAGGCCAGCAAGAGCGCGTACACGATCCCAAAGAGGCCAGCGGTTACAAATGCCGCCGGGAGAGACCACTGCGCCACCCCGGCAATAAAACAAATCACCGACGCGAACGCAACCAATCCAGAGACCCGTCCCTTTGTGGCGTTGGTCATATCGTCAAAATCCCCCGGTCCTCGTAGACGGAGGACGTGGTTGAGGTGTCGAGTCGAACGGCGAGGTCGTAGGCAATCACGGCCCCAATCGCCGCGTCAATGTGGTGCTCCGAATCTTTGTGGGTCTTCGAGATCCTTGGCCCACGGGCGTCGATCTTGACGACGCAATTGTTGATGTGCTCTTTCAGCTTGTCGGACCCGTCGTGCGACAGCATCGACTGCGTAACCGCCTCGTACATCTGGGCCGTTGCGGGAACCATGCGAACGGCCTGATGCGTTCCCCACTCAACCACGGGGATCCCGTCATCCTGCCAATCGGCCATGGATCTTTGCCACCGGTACGGGTCGCACCCGAGCGCGTGGACCTTGTACGTCTTGCACACCTGCCGGACCCGCTCCTCCACGTCCAAAATCGGGATGCGGTAATCCTTCTCGCCGGGGTTTTCCCAGATGTCGAGCAGGGTCACAAACTTGTCGGTAATGCGACAAGCGACAAGCGCCGTACAGTCTCCCGAGAACGAGCCGTCAAACCCAAGCGTCACCTCGTCGCCAAACGCAAGCGACTTCGCCGGGGCGGCAAGCGCGTCCCACGATCCATCGGGAAGCCAGCGGTCGGGGGCGGTCGTCCACTGGTTTAAGAAATACCTTCGAAACTCATGCTCGGGAACGTCGTGGTACCGTCTCGCGATCTGATCGGCGGGTACCCAGTCGTCTGCGCACGGGTTCGCCTGTCGCACGGCTTCGAGAAGCTGGGCCGGGTCTTTCAAGTCCCACTTGTCGTCTGCCTCGTACCAAATGCACAGGTATCGGTCGTCCTTGATGATCCCGTTCTTGATCTGTTCGTGCTTCCGATAAAGCCGACCCAACAGCGAACCCGGATCCCATCCAGCGGTGGAAATCGAAAGCTCCCACGCCCCGGCACGCTTGGCCCGCCCGTTCGACAGGACGAGGTGAACGCGCTCCTTCTTGCCCGTCCATTCGTGGAGCTCGTCGGCCACCACGAAGCTGGGCCGCCGCCCGTCGTTTGTGCCCGCCACCGCGGCGACGCGGTAGAGCTTGCCCGCTCCCGCCTTGGGAATGATCTCGGTTTCAAAGACGTCGAAATAAGCCGCAAGCGGACCCTCGGCGATCATCTTCTTGGCGGCACCGAACACCGTGTCGGCCTGCTCAAACGAAGCCGCCGCAACCGGGATGTCAGGCGACGGCCTGAGCTTCCCAACGGGTCGGCTTCCGTCCCATCGATCAAAAAGCACAGGACCCGCCAGCTCCGCAATCGAGAGCGCGGCGGCAAGCTCCGACTTCCCATTGCCCTTTGGTAGCCCGAGGACAACCTGGTCGTATTGCCGATTGCCCCGCTTGTCCAGCTCGTACATGGCATAGATGATCCCCTTCTGCCACGGCCTTAAGCGGAACGGCTCGCCCAAATAATCGCCGTCCGAGTGAACGAGGCTCTGCTCGATCCAAGCACAGATACCGGGCCCGAGGGTGGGTCTCATCGCGCCGCAATCAGGTTGCGGGGGTCTTCTTCCTCGGGCTCGCCCGACTTGGGCTGAGCCGGATGGAACACCCGCTCGGCGAGGTCGGCCAACTGCGACTGTCCTTGAGCCCACGAGATGCCGAGGGCGATCTGTGCCTTGGGGTTCAAGCCGAGCCGGTCCTCAAGCTGAAGGATCTGGCTTTCGAGGGTCTGGAGTTGCCGACCCATGGGGTTCAGAACAAGCTGGCCCTGCGACCCTTCGACCAAGGGCGCGGTGCGGTAGGCTTCGTAATGCTTGTCCCGAAGATCGTACATCTGCCAAAGGCGAGTGACGGCGGCCCGCTTTGTGTAATCGTCGGTTGCCCGAGCGAGGGGTGATCCCCAATACTCGGCCCAGGTCTCGACAAGCTCCGGGCTGATCCCGTCCGGTGCGGGTGGTCCCGAGGGCGAGATCCTTCCCACCACCGAAGCCAGCACGGTCTCGGGCGTTTTGGTCACCCGGTTTTGCCTTTTGTCGGCTGGCTTCTTCGCTGGCATGGAAAAAAATCCTCCGGGCTGAAAAACGGGTCGAGGTTATACGCGATCAAACAAGAC